AAAACTCAAACTCAATACAAAGGAGTGATGTAGTGAATGGCTGGACAACCAAAGCAAGGTTTAGACTTTGCCGCTTGGGATGTTCACATTTTCGATGACGATGAGAGATTTGATGTGCTTATCGATGCACAGGGATGGAGCGGCTTTGGCGTGTTCTTCTATATTTGCACGAAAGCATATGCCACTAATGGTTATTACTATGAGTGGCGAGAAAAAACCAGTGCGGCCGCAATAGCGAAACGAATGAGCGGTGGAATTAAATCAGATACGGTAAAACAGGTAGTACAGCTTTGCTTACAAATTGGGCTGTTTGACAACGGGCTGTTTGATAGGGAGAGAATACTGACAAACAAAATGATGCAAGAACGGTATATGTACGCTATTGAGAAACGCTCTAAGCGAGGTCGCACAATTAATAAAGATTACTGGCTTTTGAAAGAAGATGAAACAAAGGCTTATATAATTGTACCCGAAAATGAGCATAATCTCTCCGAAAATGGGAATAATCTCGCCGAGAATGACATAAAGAAAAGTAAAGTAAAGGAAAGTAAAGAAAAAGAAAAGAAAAGCGATGTTTTTATTTCTTTATTGTTAAAAGAAGAAAGCACTTATCAAGTGACATTTTCTCAGCTGAATAATTTTAAAAATATTTACACATTGATTGATGTTGAAAACGAACTCGTAAAGATGTCTAAGTATTTTGAGCTGCACCCCGACAGCAGAAAAACACTTGATGATATCGAGAATTATATAAACCGTTGGTTATTAAAGAGGAGTGATGAAGTTGACAGCATACGAAAGAATAATTCAAAAGTACCTGCCAAAAGACCGAGCACAGGAGCGTTTAACACAGGCGAGGTTGTACTCTGAGCTTACGGCAGAGGAAAAGGCACAGCGAGAGGCGGATATTTTTAATGCGCAAACAGGCAGGCTGACAGGCTATGACTGCGATAAATGCAAAAACAAGGGTACGATATACAGCACAGTAAAAAGGGATTTTTGCGGTACAGAAACCTTTGAGGTGGTTAGCCGACCCTGCGAGTGCTTAAAGGTGAGAGCAGAGATTAGAAGAATTAAGAAAAGCGGACTTTCAAAGCTTATTGAGAGATATAACTTTGACACATATCTTGTAAAAAATGATTGGCAAGGTTACATAAAGAAATGTGCTGTTGACTACGCCAAAAAGCCGATTGATTGGTTTTACATTGGCGGTCAGTCAGGCTGTGGCAAAACACATATATGTACAGCTATTGTCGGTTATTTGTTAAAACAAGGCAAATCAGCAAGGTATATGCTGTGGGGAGATGATATAACAGCAATCAAGCAAGCAGTGACTGTTTCCGAACAGTACGATAAACTTATGAACAATATCAAAAATGCAGAGGTACTGTATATTGATGATTTTTTCAAGACACGCAGCGGCGAGAGTGTAAGTAATGCAGATGTTAATACAACATTTAAAATTATAAATCATCGTTACAATGAACAGTTGCCTACGATTATCAGTTCCGAACTGTCAATCAATGAGATTTCTGCGATTGATGAGGCATTAGGCAGCCGCATAGCCGAAATGACAAGAACGCATAAGATTTACATTTCAAAGGATAAAAGCAAAAATCAGAGGTTTTACTATGGATAAATCAGTAACAGAATTTTTTATGAAAATGGAAAAAGTGCCGACTGTAACGGCTCAGGAACGCAGAGTGAGGACCGTTAATGGCAAGCCGATATTTTACGATTCACCGAGAATAAAATCGGCAAAGGCTTTACTTGTGGCTCATCTAAAACAGCATAGACCGCCAAAGCCATATGATAGCGGTGTAAGGCTGAGGGTAAGCTGGCTTTTTCCAAAAGGCAGACACAAAGACGGTGAGTATCGTATTACAAAACCCGACACAGATAACCTACAAAAAATGCTCAAGGACTGTATGACGCTCGTGGGCTTTTGGACAGATGACGCACTCGTGGCAAGCGAGATGTGTGAAAAGTTTTGGGCAGATGTACCAGGCATTTACATAAGGATTGAGGAACTGTGAATATTTCGGAAGTTAAACGCAACCTTGAAAGAACTGTGTTGTACAATCGTGCAGAATACATTCTGACAGGCTGTATCATCAGACGAGGCATAACAGGAAAGTTTTATTATCAGGCTGAAATAAAGGATTTAAACGCTAATTCTGCATTGTTGTATTGCAGACTTGAAGATTTGGAGGAGATGAAATAAATGTATTCAGCTATATGTCAAATATGCCGTAACAAATTTACCGCAAGAGCAAAAACAACAAAATATTGTTCAGCTTGTGTCAGTAAAGCCAAAGCCGAGGCGGCGTTACACAGAAAAGAGCAGTTAAATAGACCGCTGACAACCGATACAGAATTTTTAATATGTTTATATACATACAGAGGTGATTCGATATTACGCATTGCAACGGATTTGAACAGAAGCGAAGAGGATGTTCAAAGCATATTAAATGAAGCAAAAGCAAGCGGTCGTTATAACGAGCACATACAAAAACATCTTAACTCTGTGAATTACAAAAGTACACTTATGGAGGATAAAGAAAATGATTGATTGTTCAAAAACTAAAAATTACTTGACGGAGTTGCGAAGGATGACTAAACAACGGAAGGACGGAGGATGCGAACTTAAATGTGTAGATTGCCCTTTGAGCCGTTCAAATAATGACATAGGCATTCCGTGCACGAACCTTGAAACGAGTTATCCCGAAAAAGCAATTGCAATTGTACAAAAGTGGAGCGATGAACATCCGCAGAAGACTTATTTGAGTGAGTTTTTAAAAAACTATCCGAATGCTCCTCTTGTTCACGATGGAACACCTGAAATATGCCTTCGGAAGTTAGGCTTGACAGATATAAAGACTTGTAGAGTAGGCGGCTGCGTAGAATGTTGGAATCAGCCTATTGAGGGTGGTGAAGAGTGATGGAAATTAAGCCTGTGACATTTAGAGAAGCAAGTAACTTTATCAATTTAAATCACAGACATCATAATGCGACTGTAGGATGTAAGTTTTGCGTTGGGTTGTATGATAATGCAAAATTAATTGGTTGTGCTGTATGTGGCAGACCTGTGAGCAGATATTATGATAATGGCGAAACGTGCGAAATTAACAGGGTTTGCGTACTTGATGGATACAAGAATGGGTGTAGTATGCTATACGGTGCGTGCTGTAGAATTGCAAAAAATATGGGCTATAAAAAGATAATAACATACACATTGCAATCGGAGAGTGGTGTGAGTTTACGAGCAAGCAATTTTGTCTGCGAAGGAAGTGCGGGAGGCGTGATATGGAGCGGAAACAGATGTCGTGATAACGGTGTACCGAGAGAGAAGAAAATTAGATGGAAAAGAGACTTGATGAAACAAATAACGAATCAGCCTATTAAGGAGAGTGAAAGTAAATGAGAGAAATATTATTCAGAGGTCAAACTCGCAGATATGGCGAAAAAGTCAGAACTTTAAAGGAGTAAAAATTATGACAAGATATGAACTCGAAAGACATTTAGGGAAATATGTTGAAATCGTACTTTTTGACGGAACGGTGATTGAGGGCATTTTACATAAAACAGGTGAAAAAGCCTTTGAAAATGACGCTAATTTGTCAATACCAAAGTTACGATATTTCTGCACTTGTGGGGATAAGGTTGTTAGTAATTGTGTTTTTAGATTGTCCCACATTAAAAAAATCAGTCGTATAAAAATTAAACTTAAAGTTGTTGACGAAGTTAAACTCTCAAAGTGGGTAAAAAAGGAAGTCAGAAAAGTAGGTGAAGCGGAAGCATACTGCTTAACTTGCGGGAGAGAGGTTGTTTATCAAGTCATTAACAACCGTTATCAATTTGAAAACTATTGCCCACATTGCGGTGCAAAAATGGATAAGGAGTGAGCAAGAATGAAAGCCCATATAACTAAAGAACCTGCTGACATATGTGATCATTATACACGAGATTGTAGTATATCTTTTCTCGCTACCGTTACATATCACCCACCTAAGAATAGTCATAGGAACGCACCTTGTCCTTGTGGAAGCGGAAAGAAATATAAAAGATGTTGTTTGATAAAGGAGAACAGGCAAAATGACAAATTTTGAAAAGATAAAGCAGATGAGCGTTGAGGATATGGCGGAAATGTTGCTTGATGCAAGTGAAAAACATTTTACATACTGCAACCATTGTTCATATCAAAGTTTTTATGCACCGCATTGTACATCTAGCAACCTTCGAACAGATTGCGTATATGCAATCAAAAAATGGCTTGAAAGTGAGGTAGATACGAATTGACGGCGAGAGAGATTAAGGGCAAAATAATAGATTTTGAACTGTATCGTATGGAAAAGGAGCTTGAAAAATTTAAGGATTACGATAAAAAGAACTTGTTTGCAGATTATTATGCTAGTGACGAATGCAAAAACCCAGACAGTTACGGAATTGTATGTGTAAAATGCGGAGAGTGCGGACGTACTTTTACAAAAGATGGAATTTTAAAGGAGAATTAAAATAAATGAAAGTACATCATTGCATAGATGTTTGTTGTGGAGGCCGTATGTTTTACTTTGATAAACATAACCCAGATGTAGTCTTCATGGATAACCGTAAATTTACTGTCAAACCTGATGTTGTGGCCGATTTCAGGAATATCCCTTTTAAAGATGATACGTTTAATTTAGTAGTATTTGACCCACCGCATCTAATCAAAGTAGGGGATAAATCTTGGTTGGCAAAAAAGTACGGTAAACTTAACCCACATACATATAAAGATGATTTATCTCAAGGGTTTAGGGAATGTTTCAGAATTTTGAAACCATATGGAATTTTGGTTTTTAAATGGAATGAAACGGATGTTAAAACTAACGAGATAATTAAATTATCACCAATACCTCCAATTTTGGGACATAAAAGTGGGAAAAATGGTACTGAAAGTGAGGTGGAAGAATGACCGCAAAAGAAATCAAAGACATAAACCGAGAAATTACGAGGTTAAAAGCTAAGATTGCACGCATAGCCGCCGAGGCTGACAATACATCGCCTAAGCTGTCGGATTTACCGAGTGCAAGTCAAACATCTGACAAGGTCGGCAATGCGGTGGTGCAGATTGCAGATATTCAAAGGGAGATACAAAACCTTGAAATTCGCCGAAACGCAGCACTCAACAGCCTATCTCGTGACGATTTTGTGGAGAACTGCTTATTTATGCACCTTAGCCTGCGATACAGCTGGGCGAAGATAGCAGTTGATACAGGCGGAATCAATACCCCCGACAACATAAGAATTATGTGCAACCGCCACCGTTGGTAAAAGTTGTTCGGTTTTTCGGTTTAGGTGCAGTATAATATAAAATGAAGAAGCCAACAACAAGAGATATTTTGTAGTTAATTTTCAAGACAACGGCAGACCGCTCTCACTTGAGGGCGGTTTTGCTGTATCGAAAAATCGAAAGGGCGGTGATACCGTGAAAGACAAATTAAATGCAAGACAGAGGAAGTTTGCGGAATATTATGCGCAGAGCGGTAACACCGTTCAGAGTGCGATACAGGCAGGATATTCAGAAAATTACGCAAACGCAAGAGCGTATGAATTGTTGGAGAATGTTGGAGTTTCAAAATACATCAAAGAGTTATCCGACAAGCTCAAAGATGAACGCATTATGAGTGCTAAGGACAGACAGGTTGCTCTCTCTGACATTGCAAAGAGTGCCGAGCAGGACCCGTCAGACCGTATTCGTGCGATTGATACACTCAACAAAATGACGGGTGAATACATTGTCAAGGTTGATGCAAAGGTTGAGCAATCCGAAAAGCTCTCTGATGTGTTCAGACAGTTAGGCGGTGAGGGGCTTGACGAATAAGATACAAAATAAGTTGGAGGTTACAACTATGAAAGAGATATTCAAGAAAGTTACATTAAAGGGTTTTGAAAGATACTCGGTAAGCAATTACGGAAATGTTCGCAACAATATTTCAGGTAATGTTCTGAGTAAGCGTAAGGCAAGCAACGGCTATCTGAGAGTTAATTTACGAACGGGTACTGTGCCCTATGAAAAACCTACAGTTGTTCACGTTCATAGACTTGTTGCAGAAGCTTTTCTTCCGCCTATTGAGGGCAAATCATATGTTAATCATATTGACGGAAACAAAGAAAACAATGTTGTTGATAATCTTGAATGGTGCACGCCGCAAGAGAATAGTGAACACGCATATAGAACTAAGGCTGATTATCGAGAAGAATGTAAAGTCAACATTGTCAAAGCACAAAATCGTTGTAAGAAGAAGCTGAAAATGATCGTTAACGGCAAAGTTCAATGTGTTTTTGGTTCTAAATCAGAAGCCGCCAAAAAGCTAGGGGTAAATGAAAAGACGATATACAACTATCTTCACGGAGCAACAAAGCCTATTGGTTATGAGCTTTTGGAGGTGATGTAAATGCCTTCGAGTAAATTCCCATTGTCACAAAAATATATAGATTTTATCAACAGCGTAAACAATGTAAGTGCGGATTTTCTTGAGGGTACTTAACTACTGCTTCCGGCAAGACAACGGTCGGTGCCGGTGTAAAGTTTATGCGAATGGTGTCGCAAAGTTCCAAAAAGATACATGCCATTGCCGCCAAGACAACCGGCAAGGCGGAGGAAACTATCATTCAGCAGGACAATGGTATTCTTGACCTGCACCGAAACGCTGTTTACTGCGGTAACGGCGACAAGGATTACAAACTGCCGCATATCAAGTTTGAGGGCAAAATTATCTATATTCTCGGCTACAGCAGTCGAGATAAATGGGAAATGGTACTCGGTGCACAGTTTGGCTGTGTGTATATTGATGAGATAAACACCGCAGATATTGAGTTTATCCGAGAGATGTCAACCCGTAATGACTATTTGCTTGCAACGCTTAACCCCGATGACCCGTCATTGCCGGTTTACAAGGAATTTGTAAACCGTTCAAGACCGTTTAAGAAATACGCAAACGATGTTCCGCCCGAGATTATGGCAGAACTTACCGAAGAACCCGTACCGAATTGGCGGTATTGGTTCTTTTCTTTTACCGATAATTTAAGCCTTACACCCGAACAGGTTGAAAAGAAAAAAGCCTCTGCTCCAAAAGGAACAAAGCTTTATAAAAACAAAATCTTAGGATTGCGAGGCAGGGCAACAGGGCTTGTATTCTCAAACTTTGAGAGGGCAAGGCACATAAAAACAAAAGAATGGGCAAAGCGGTTTTTAAACTCCGACCGCAAAAGCGAGCATTTTATTCAGTTTACGGCAGGACTTGACACCGCATATTCGCAGAAGTCACCCGACACAATCGCAATGACCTTTTTCGGTATTACAAACAAGGGCAAGTGTATTCAGCTTGACGAGAGGGTGTATAACAATGCCGAACTTCAAACTCCGATTGCTCCGAGTGATACGGTACGAAATTTCATTGATTTTCTTGACCGCAACCGAGAGGAGTGGGGCTTTGCGAGAACTGCTTTTATTGATAATGCGGACCAAGCAACGATTACAGAATATCAAAAGTACAAGCGACAGCACGGCTGCATTTATGACTTCGCAAATGCCTGGAAGAAAACCAAGATTATTGACAGAATTAACCTTGTGCTTGGCTGGCTTGCCACTGACTGTTATTTTGTTCTTGAACATTGTAAAAACACGATTGCCGAGTTTGAGATTTACAGTTGGCGAGAGGATAAAGACAACACACCCGAGGACGGCCACGACCATTGTATAAACAGTGGACAGTATGCGTGGCTGCCGTTTAAAAATATTATTGGAAAAATATTATTGGAAGTGAAATAAATGGGGCTGATAAACAGAATGGCTGATACAATAAGAACAGGATTAAGAAATTTTTTACATATCACTAAAGCGCCCGACAGAACGATAACCGTTGACGAAACGAGCAATCATCAAACTGAATGCTTTACCAACCGCATTTGGTATTGGGGCAACAGCAGACAGCTTTCACAGCTTTACACACAGCTTGACAGCGACAAAACACGCTTTTGGTCTGCCGAGTGTACCAAAGGGCTGAAAATACGAAAAATCCACACAGGCTTGCCCGCTCTCATTTGCGATACACTCGCTAATATTGTGATTGCAGACTACAACGGTACAGAGGTTACAAGCAAAAATACGACAGCTTATGCCGAACGGTGGGCGGAGATAGAGAAAGAAAACAAACTCGCAGGTGTAATAAAGCAAATGCTCCTTGACCTATGTGTTGTCGGTGACGGTGCTTTTAAGGTCAGCTTTGACACGGCTGTATCAGATGTTCCGATTGTTGAATGGTATCCTGCCGAAAACATCGACTTTACTTATGTGCGCGGCAGAATCAGAGAAGTTAAGTTTTATACCGATTACACGCAAAATCACCGACATTTCCGTTTTGAGGAAACATACGGTTACGGCTATATTCGTTATGTTTTGTATGATGATAACGGCAGAGAGGTCGATTTACACACAGTTAAGGCACTTGATTGGATAGACAGCAACGGTGTAACCTTTGATACATCGTATATGTGGGCAGTACCGGTTATTTACGGCAAATCGTGCCACAAGGGCATAGGTGCGGGCATTATTGGCATAAAAACAGACGCTTTCGACAGCCTTGACGAGGTGTGGTCGCAGTGGATGGACGCTTTAAGAGCCTGCCGAACAAAGCAGTATGTGCCTGAATGTCTTATCCCTCGAAATCCCGAAACCTGTCAGCCGATATCGCCAAATCCGTTTGACAACCGATTTATTGCAGTAGGAAACGATATGTCGGAAAACGGCAACGGCAATAGGATTTACACCGAAAGTCCGCAGATTCAGCACGAAAGCTATTTAAGTTCATACATCACCGCACTTGACCTTTGTTTACAAGGTGTTATATCTCCGTCAACGCTCGGTATTGATACCAAAAAACTTGATAATGCCGAGGCACAGAGAGAAAAAGAGAAAACAACTCTATATACAAGACAGAACCTTGTTGAGCTCACCGAGAACGCTATGCAGAGCCTTGTAAATGCTGTGCTGAATGCCGACAGTGAGCTTAACGGCAAGGGAATTGTTGACGGAATAGAGGTATCCGTAAACTTTGGTGAGTACGCCAATCCGTCATTTGAAAGTCAGGTTGAAACTGTATCAAAAGCAAGACAGGGCGGTTTGATGTCTGTTGAAACCTCGGTCGAGGAATTGTACGGCGACAGTAAGTCGGACGATTGGAAAGCCGAAGAGGTACAGAGGATAAAAGAAGAACAGGGCATCGCAAGCGAGAAAGAAACCTCGTCATTCGACGATTTGGCAGGACTGACAGATGAGTGATTATGATATCGGAAAAGCCTTTGAAGAAATCGAAAATGAACTTATTGACAGTATGATGCGCAATTTCAGCCGTCACAGGGTGGAAGAAGAAAAAGAGGGCTATAATTGGACCCAATGGCAGGCAGAACAACTAAAGGCGCTTGAGGAGTACCGCAAAACGAACGCCCAAAAATTCGGCAAGCAGTTCAAGAGCATTAACAGCAAGGTTGAAGAGATGATACACACCGCAAGAGCCGACGGCAACGCAGAACAGGAAGTAAAAATCCTCGAGGCTATTAAGAACGGCTTTACACCGAATATGCCCACAGGAGCGAGCACAGGCGAGTTTTTTAAGGTCAATAACCGTAAGCTCAATGCTCTTGTAAAATCGACCACAGACGATTTAAAGAGGGCAGAAACGGCAGTTTTGCGAATGAGCAATGACAAGTATCGCAAGGCAATCTTCAATGCTCAGGTGTACGCAAACACCGGTGCAGGCACTTACGAAAAAGCCGTTGATATGGCTTGTAAAGATATGCTCAACGCAGGGCTTAATTGTGTGGAGTACAAAAACGGTGCAAGACACACGCTTTCAGACTATGCGGATATGGCAATCAAGACGGCGAACAAGAGAGCATATCTAAGAGGTGAAGGTGAAGAAAGAGCGAAGTACGGGCTTTCCCTTGTTGTGGTAAACTCAAGGCAGGGCGGCTGCCCTGATTGTGCAAAATATATCGGCAAGGTGTTTATTGATGATGTGTATTCAAACGGCAAAAAGTCGGACGGTGATTATCCGCTGCTTTCAACCGCCATAGCGGAGGGACTTTTTCACCCACGCTGTAAGGACAGCACAAGCACCTACTACCCTGAACTTGACGATTTGGGCGGACCTCTCTCCGATGACGAGCTTGCAGAGCTTGACCGCCAAAGAGGACTTGAAGTACAGCAACAGCATGCAGAAAAACAAGCCGAACGCTTTGACCGCAGGGCAAAATACAGCCTTGACGAGGATAACAAGAAGTTTGCTAAAGCAAGAGCAGACGAGTGGCACGATAGGGCGGATAGGCTTGAAGAGCAAAACAAAAATTCTGTTCATAAAATATCTGATACTCAAGAGCAAAAGTTTTTGACTGACACAGAAATTGAAAAATCTGACAGCAATACAGAAAATACAAACAGAAGTGTTGAAAATTCCGAAAATAATGATATAATAGAATTTGAAAAGGGTGTTACGCAAGCTGTTCAAGAAAATTTTACCGATGAATTTGAAAAAATGCAGGACAAATTCGGCAAGATAACAACCATTTCAAGAGTTGGAGTGCTTAATTCCAAAACTTCATCAGATTACGGTGCATTTTATGACAATTCAGGAGAACTTTTGCTAAGATTTGCAAACAAGAAAAACGCACTGTCTAAGCATGCACAAAAGGCACAAGAAATGAAAAAATCAGGTGAATGGTCTTCTGCTCACTCTTTGCATACTTTTAGACACGAAATAGGTCATGCAATACAGCTTGAACACAGATTAAATGACCCATTGTGGGATGATAAACTTGAGCAAATAAGTAAAATAATGGATGGTTTAAATGAACCGATAGATATTGATATAAAAAAATATTCGGTATCAAGATATTCCATGACTAACATAGATGATTTTATTTCCGAATGTATTGCTGAGAGTATGACTAAGAAATCAAGAGCTACAGCGAAGGAAGTTGTAAATATAATAATTGGAGTTGATTAAATGACTGACACTTTTGCAAAATTTTACAAGTGGATGACGCCCTTAAAAAACGGATATAGAAGTATTAAGGATGACGCTCCAAACGAAATTAAGAAAGAGGCTAAAAAAGCCGATGAAGAATATTTCAAAAAAACAGGCAGACATATGCTTCAAATCGACTATTAACTAACCGCTCCTTGTGAGCGGTTTTCGCATTAGAAAGGTGTATTTATGGATGAGAATTTTAAGATTATATATGAAATACTTAAGAAATTAGAAAACAGTATGGATATATCTGAATTTGATAACTCAATATTAAGTTACAAATCGTTGGAAATATCTAAACCAAAATGGTGTAGAATAATAAAAATGCTTTTTGACAGCGGATATATAACAGGAGTGAATGTGTGGGAGTCTTATGATTGTTCCTATCCGCAAGTTGAATTGACAAGACCCGAAATCACTTTAAAAGGTCTTGAGTATTTGCGAGAAAACTCTATTATGCAAAGAATGTATAAAGCCGCAAAGGGAATAAAAGAAATTACACCAGGTTTATAAGTTTATTATTAGCACTTAATCAATCGGATTGAGTGCTTTTTTTAATACCAAAAATCAGAAAGGCGGTGACAAAATGAATATGAAAAAGTATCGGAAAAAAGCTGTTGTAGTAGAAGCATATCAAACCGACAAAAAAATCGTTATACATACACTTGAAGGTGATATGACAGCAAGTCCCGGTGATTATATTATTACTGGTGTTAATGGTGAAAAATATCCTTGTAAACCTGACATATTTAGAAAGACTTACGAATTAGTAGAAAAATAAATAATGAGGTGACAAAATGAAAGTAAGAGTAATTACATCGTTCAACGATAAAACCGAGGGGTTTATTAACAGACCGATTAATGAAGTATTTGAATGCTCCGAGCAGAGAGCAAAGGAACTCATTGACGGTGGTTTTGCGACAGAGGTTAAGTCCAACGTTACGGAAAATAAGCCAAACGCTACGGAAAAGCCGAAAAGAAAGACAACAAAAACAGCTTAAAACGCACTTGTGAGTGACTGCACAGGTGCTTTTTTATTGTCCGAAGACGCTAAACTACGGGAGACACCGAGCAAAACTGAAACAGAGAGACACTCTATAAACTGATTACGGGAGACACCCGATAACTGAAAGGATTGATAAAATATGGCAGAAAATAACCCAACACCTACCCCCAACGAAACACAGCCGACACCGCAGGGCAACCCTGCACCTGCATTTGACTATGACAAGCTCGCAAGCCTTATTACAGGCAAGCAGAGCGTGACAGAGGACACGGTTTTAAAGTCATACTTCAAAGAGCAAGGATTGTCAGCAAATGAGATGAAACAGGCAATCGGTGCTTTCAAGGAGCAGAAAGCCAAGAACACACCCGACATTGCAAAAATGCAGGCGGCTATAGATACCGCTAACAGCGCAAAAACAACAGCGGAAATTAACCAGTCTGCTGTTTTTGAAGCAATCAAACAGGGCGTAGATGTGGCAAGCATTCCGTATGTACTCAAAATGGCGGACTTTTCGGCCGTTATAACAGACGGCAAAATCAACACAGAAAAGCTTACAGAGGCCGTTAAAAAGGTGCTTGATGATGTGCCTGCGCTAAAAAAGACCGCCGATAACAGCGCAGGTGTTCAGAAAATCGGCGGTGACGGTAACGGTACATCAGACGGTACTAAACAAAATTCAAGCGTTCCGACAAAGAAATGGAACAGATTTAATATTTAACTATGGCAAACACAAATAACTATGCAGAGCAGTTCAGCCCGGATTTGCTCGAAATTCTTATGCAGGGCACACTTACTTCACCATTCATCACTTCAAATGTAAAATGGGTGGGTGCAAGAACATTCCACTTTACACAGATGTCAACAACAGGCTTTAAGAACCACAGCAGAGAGGGCGGTTGGAACAAAGGCAAATATACACAGACAGATGTTCCTTTCACTTGCGAGCACGACAGAGATATTGAATTCCTTGTGGATAAGGCAGATGTTGACGAAACTAACGCAACCGCAAAGGTTGAGAACATTTCAAAGGTGTTTGAACAGACACAGGTCGCACCGGAAACCGACGCACTTTTCTTCTCAAAGGTTGCCGCAAAGGCGCAGGCAACAGACGGCTATCATTCAGCTACTAAGTCAACCGAATGGACCAAAGCAAGCGCTTACTCAAAGCTCAAAACAATTCTTTCTGCCGGCAAGCTCCGCAGATACAAGGCAAGAGGCACACTTGTTGCTTATGTAACATCAAACATTATGGATTGCCTTGAGCAGTCAACAGAATTTACGCGTAAGATTGAGCTTACCCAGATTGCCGAGGGCGGTATGGGAATTGAAACAAGAGTAACCGAGATTGACGGCTGCCCTATTATCGAGGTTATTGACGATGAGCGTTTCTATGACAGTTTCAACTTCAATCCTGCTAACGGTGGTTTTGAACCTGCCACAGGCGGTCACAAAATCAATGTTCTTGTCGCTTGTGGTGATACCTGCAAGACTGTACCGAAAATTTCAAGTATTTACTTCTTTGCACCGGGGGCACATACAGAGGGTGACGGTTGGCTCTATCAGAACCGTACACTTTCCGATACATTTGTTTTCCCTAACGGCAAAGACGGCAAGATTGACAGTATTTATGTTGATGTTGATACAACGGCGGTTGCGTAATGTATGCCGATTACATTGAACAGCAGGGCGGAGATGAAAAAAGCATTATCTCCGCCGCTCACATCGACATTCTGACCTTTAACCGCATTGATTTTGAAAAACTTTCGGAAATGCAGAAGAGAATCATCAGCAGAGTGCATAGCAGACTTACTGCTTTTGAAGAAGAAAATGCCGATATGATTTCTTCCTATCTGAAAAATTACAACATCAACGGTGTGGGTATGGAGTTTGGCGCAAGTTGGAATTTGATGTGCATAAGCGGTGTGGCAATTCCTGCGGACCTCTACTCTCTGCTTAAATCAACAGGGCTTTGTTATCCTGCAATATGAGGTGATATGTTTTGAAATTTCCGCCACTTGTAAAAAAGCAGTTCTGTAAAACTCCTGTTGAGGTGACAATATACGGCGAGGGTGTTTCCGAGGACGGAGCGCCCTTGACCGTGTTTGAATGTAAAAATCTGTATCCCTCCGACAGCCTGTATCCGTCAGCCGTCCTGCACGGCGGCAATTCCTTGTGCAATATGCAGTCTAAAGCCAAAACAGTCTATACCAAAGAACAGAAAATCGTTCAGGTGTCGGCTGTTTTGCTTTTTAGCGGTGACCTTGCACCCGATTGTCCGAATTTAAGCAGCGGCTATGTGGTGCTTGACGGCGAAAAAAGAACCATTGTGCAAGGCATTAAGCACCGCAACCCTGACGGCACAGTGAATTTTACGGAATTGGATGTGATTTAGTGAGCTTTTCTGTAACATCAAAAATCAAGCTGAATTTGCCTTTATTAAAGCAGCTTGATAAAGCACAGCAGACGGCATTGCGCAATACCACAGACGCATTGCTTACGCAGATTAAAAACACGCAAGTAATGCCGTTTGATACAGGTAATTTGCAGAACGAAAGCACATTTGCCGACTACTCAAACCTTGCGAATGGGGAAACAAAAATCGTATCAAGTACGCCGTATGCCAGACGGTTGTATTTTCACCCTGAATATAATTTCAGCAGAGATGAAAACATAGCTGCAGGAGGTAAGTGGCTCATTCCTTGGCTCAAGGGCGGTACACGACAAAACTTTTGTCAAAAGGCATTTGCACGATTTTACAAACAGGAGGCAGGACTTTGATTTATTTATCAGACGTCAGAGATTGGCTGAAAAGTGTAACAAATGCTGAGCATTACTACATTGGCAAGCTCGACAACAAACAGGATAAGTCAATCGGCGTGTACTCTCTCAAGCAGTCGGGCGCTCCTGCAAGGGCAATAGGTGATGAGAGCACATACAGCACAATGTGTGTGTCCTTGCTCCTGCATTGGAACAACAACGCAAAGGAAACGGAGCAAGCGGCACGCAAGCTGTTTGAAACACTATACAGCATTAAGAATGTTAAAATCAACGAACACACAATTTATATAATCGAGCTGCTCACCCCTGAGCCTATTGATGTGGGTACAGATGACAAGGGCATATATGAGCAGGTCATTGAAGTTAAATTTTATTACGAAAGGATGTAAATAATCATGGCAGTATCAAGTGGAGTTTATCCATGTTATGAAAATCAGTTTGCGGTAGGTAAGGCAGGTACAGACACCGCCACAACAGCAATCGCAAATTGCGAGGAGTTTTCGGTTGCATTTGACAACGGCGTTGAGGAATGGACAGCGTTTGAGAGCGAGGGTTGGAAGTCAAGACTTATGACAGCCAAGAGCGTTACAATCTCTGTAAAGGGCAAGCGTACAATCGGTGACGCAGGCAACGATGAAATCGCAGAGCTTGCGTTTAAAAACGGCACAGCCGCACAGCTTCCGTTTAAGTGGACTTTCCCGAACGGTGCAAGCGTACTCTTCAAGAATGCGGTTATCTCTGTAACAGCAAACGGTGCAGGCGCAAGCACAGGTGTTGCACCTCTTGAATTTGAGGTTATGTCAAACGGCAAGCCCGAATACACACCGACAGCCTAAGGAGGTATAAAGAATGTCAAAAATTATTGATATTACAAACAAACTTAATTTTGATGAAAGACCTAAGCTCGTAATTAAGGGCACTGAAATTGAGGTCAACAACGACGCAATTTCTTTTATCAAGGCTATTGCTCTTTTCGACAGCGAGAACGATATATCAAGCTCTGACATTTTATCTGCGCTTGAGCTTCTCTTTGACGAGGAGAACAGAGAAAAGATTGCAAAACTTCATCTCTCGTTTGCCGACCTCTCAACTGTTATTAAGACAGCAACAGAGCTTATCGCAGACAATGACAGCGAGGGGGAAATTCAGACCCCGGCTACGACTTAATAGATGATTTCGATTTAATCGTATCGAGCTTTAAGTCAGAGTACGGGGTGAGCATTTACTCCGAAGATTTTAAAAAGATGACTTGGGCGGAGTTCAGCTCCCTGCTGTGTGGCTTGGGAGCTGACACGCCTCTTGCAAAAACGGCTCAAATTCGCCTTGAGAACGATGAAAATGTTTTGAAGAACTTTACATCATCACAACATAAAATACGCAACAAGTGGCGTTCACGCACAGCAAATAAACGCACGCAGGCTGACATAAACACAGCCTTGCATGACTTTGAAATGATATTTGCAAATATGTAAATATTGCATACAATTTTGTTTATTTTTATAAAAATCTTGACTTTTATGTATATTTTTGGTAATATAAAGAAAATGTGAAATAAAGTAACATTTTATTATAAAAGGAGAGATTTTATGAACAGCAAATTTTACAAGGGTTTAACTCTCTGTATTGCGGGGTTTGGTATAATTATAGGTCTATTAATGGCATATGAGTATAAAACTATTGTTGCGTTAATAAGTGTGTGGACTGGTACAGCTTTCTTGTGTTTCATTTTTGGTGGAATTGCAAAGATACTTTTGTACCTTGAAAAATTATGTATAACAGGTAAAGAAGCGGACAATGAACTCAAAGAACCAAGAGCTGACTGGAAATGCCCTGTATGTAGTCAAATAAATAAAGGAAATGATAGGGTGTGTGTCAAGTGTCATTGGAAAAGATTAACTAAAGGTTAATTGGTATATATGAGGGTAGCTGTTAAAATCTATCCATATTGGATTTTAAAACGCTTATACATTTCTTTTGACGGAGAATGTATATCCACTATAAATCTATCCATACTGGATTTTTAAGTAATGGATTAAAAAACAATGAAAAAGCCACTCCAAACGGGGTGGCTAAAATTTTTCAAATTATTTTTAAATAGGTATTGACATATGAACATAAACGGTGTACTATATGAACATAGGAGGTGAATGACGAATGAGAAAAGCTTTTAGGACAACAATAGATGAAGATGTACTATTCGAATTGAAGAAAATGGCACTTGAAAAGGGGTGTCATGTAAATGACATAATAGAAAAATTAGTCATTGATAATCTTCATGAACAGTATTTTACTAAGGACCTCAAAAAATTTCCTGAAATGAATTTAGCAGAAAAGCAATCTTATTTAAAAAGAAGAGTGTCAAAAGTAATACAGGATGTTATGGATGAGTGTAATCTTAAAATAAAACCGTCTAATTTTACTGATATTATGGCAAGAACCATATCAGACTTAATTCTTTCGGACGATATATTGTTTCCTAAAAAGAAATAACGGCAACTATCCACCGACCAAAGCGATTAGTTACCGTTACAAAAAGACAGAAGTATCTCTATCTGAAATCTATTATATCATTTAGCGGAACTTCTGTCAAATTAAAATTATGATAGGAGTTTTTATTATGGCTTGTGTAAAGAATGTAAAAAATGTAATCAAAAGTGTTCGTGGCACTATTAATCCATATTATGATATGGGCTACGAGAACGTTACGGAAATTTATCGTACCAATTCAAGTGTATGTGATATGATTTGCGATGCATTCGCATTTGGATATGCTCAAGGCATTAAAGCTGCAAAAGCTGAAATGAGAAAGGCGGTTAAATGATATGAAAGCTATGGAATACAAAGGACAGAAAGTTATTACAACAGCAATGCTTGCAGAAGCATATGGAACAAGTACAAGTTATATCAGCAACAATTTTTCCCGCAATAAAAGTAAATTTGTTGAGGGAAAGCATTACTTTTATCTCGATGGTGAAGAATTTAAAGAATTTAAGACCAGTCATCTTAAAGATGAGTGGTTGAAACGAGCAAGCCATTTATACTTATGGACCGAACGAGGAGCAAATCACCACTGCAAAATTCTTGATACAGACAAGGCGTGGGAGCAGTTTGAAAATCTCGAGGAAACATATTTCAGAGTAAAAGAAGCGGTTAATGCATTTGTTTCTCCAGATACGGTAAAGTATCTTAACGGTGTTGCTAATTATCTGCGTATTCAGCGTGCAATTATGAAAGACAAAGGATGTACACCTCTTGAAATTGCTCAAATGGATAAACTGACTTGCGATACATATGGAATACCTGTTCCGGATTGCCTGTCAGCCCCTAAGGCATACGAACAGCTTGCGATTGCAGGTATAACACAAAAGAAACTTGAAGCAAAGAACTCATAACAACTAAATAAGCTAATTACAGCGTACATCTTCGGGTGTGCGCTGTTTTTATACCACAAGGGTACCGCATTTTGCCGTGCCCTTTAATTTTACAGAAAGGAGTGTGATTATATGATTACTACAGTTGGCGAAATCGGTCTGAAACTTGTGCTTAATTCGTCAGGCTTTTCTAAATCGCTTAATGCAGTGCAGGAGCAGGCAAACAGCGTAAGCAATAAGATGTCTGCTAAGTTAAAAAAACTCGGTACAGCGGTTGTGGCTGCTTTTTCGGTTGCAGCTGTTAAGAATTTCGGTCAGCAGTGCATTGAATCGGCGGCAGATGTTAATGCCGCAAATTCGCAGTTTGAACAAACATTTGGCTCAATGCAGTCACAAGCTGAAAGTGCTATTGCTACGGTATCTAAAAACAGTGGTATTTTGAAAACACGCTTGCAGGGTGTCGGAACAAGCATTTATGCCTTTGCAAAAACTACGGGTATGGACAGTGCAGACGCTCTTAATATGATGCAAGAGGCTTTACAGGTAACAGCCGACAGTGCGGCATATTATGACCGTTCGCTTGAAGATACCGCCGAAAGCCTGAAATCATTCTTGAAAGGAAACTTTGAAAATGATGCCGCACTTGGCTTGTCTTGTACAGAAACAACACGAAACGCAGCGGCAAACAAGTTGTACGGTAAATCGTTTACGGAACTTTCTGAATCACAGAAACAGCTTACTTTACTTGAAATGGTAAAAGACGCAAATAAACTTTCGGGTGCTATGGGACAAGCAAGCAGAGAATCAGACGGTTGGGAAAATGTAACAGGCAACTTAAAAGAGAGTTGGAATCAGTTGCTTGCGGTTGTGGGCAAACCTATTCTTCAAGTAGCAACTAACATTGTACAAAAGTTGTCGTCAGCTATCGCAAAACTTACAGAATACGCAAAAAATGCGGTTAATTCATTATCCGACCTTTTTAATTTCGATGGCAGTAATACTGCAAGTAATATTTCAACTGCGGCTAACGCTGCTCAAGGTTTGAGTGATGAGGCAAGTAACAGTTCCACTGCGCTTGATAATGTAGCAAGCAGTGCAGAAAAAGCCAAACGCAGTATAGCAGGTTTTGACAAACTGAATATTCTTACGAAAGCTGACACAACAGCAACAGATACAACGCAAAGCGGTTCTACTACTGTAAACAACGGCAGTGTTACTTCAACGGTCAGCAAAAAAACTAACAGCTTAACCCAAAGCAAAACGCTTGAAAGTTTTAAAACTGCACTAACAAATATTAAAGGTGTAGTATCTTCAATCGGTACATCGTGGAAAAATGTATGGAATAACGGTACAGGTAAAAAATTCCTTGAAAACATCAATTCTTTGCTTGATACTGCATTCAGCACGATTGGCGACATTGCGGGAGCTTTCAAAAAAGCATGGGATAAAGCAGGGTTAGGCGACAGCGTTGTACAGTCATTTATCGACAAGTGGAACAGTCTTGTCGAACTTGTAAATACTGTTGGTGACACATTCAGAGAAGTGTGGAATGACGGCAAGGGCGAGAAAATATGGGGTAATATACTTGATATTATTCGCAACTGCAATAATTTCACAGAAACGCTAAGAAACAAGATAAAAGAGGCTTGGGATAAAAACAATACAGGTAAGAAAATATGGGAGAACATTCTCGGTATAGTAGAGGATATAACAGGTTTCCTTGATGATATGTCGCAAATCAGGCTTGAGTGGCTTGAAGACCTAAACCTTGACCCTGTTGCAAAAGCGGTTGAAACACTTAGCGGAGCTTTCCGAGAACTGTTAAAAGCCTGCGGCGATAAGCTAAAACAAGCCTATAAAACTATTCTTTTACCTTTGGCAAAGTGGACTATTGAAAAGGTTGTACCTGATTTGCTTAATGCATTTGCCGGAGCACTTAAAGCTATTTCAGATATTATTAAAAAAATAAGTCCGTCTGTGTTAAAAGCAGTAGCTGGAGGTATCGGTGCTGTTGCCACGGCTGTTTTAGCTTTTAAGACAGGTAAGGCTATTGCGAGCAGTATAGGAAAGGTCACATCTGCTATTCAGAACATCGGAAAAGTAATGAGTGCAAATGCGTTGCTTGCAATAGCAAGTGCAATTACTGCTATCGTAGTTGCGATTGAGGCTTACAACGATTATAAGTGGAACAATTCGTCACTTAGGAAAGAACTCGACAAAACGCAAGAACTTACAGATAAATGGAAATCTTTATCTGATGAGATGTCAAGCAAAATGGACGAGCTTAACGATACTCAACTCGATATGAAAGTCAATTTTGATAATGTGGATAAGCTTAAAGAGCGACTGCAAGAAATTATCAGTGACGGTACAATTGACGAAGACGAAAAGGGCGAGTATAAGACAATAGTCGATTTGTTGTCTGAAAAAGTCAACGGTTTTGACGAGCAGTGGAATACTCTGACACTTGAAGAAATTGACGGTAAAATCGTTATCGAAGACAACATAGACGAAGTTTCTGAAAATCTTGATGATTTAGTAAATCAATGGGAAATAGCACAAGCTAAGTTGACACTGAGTTCAATGTATTCTGATTTATCTACAGCGAAAGCTAAGAAAGAAATCGAAGTTGAAGCATTGTTAAAAGAAAATAATACAGATGAAGCAACAAAAGAATTCATTGACGAAATTTATAATCAAAGTAAATTAAGTAAAGATGAAGCTAAAATACTCGCAAATGAATTGATTAAGCAAAAAGGTGACTTAACAAAGACAGCACAAGAATTGCAAAGAAAATTAGATAGTGGAACATTAAATAAAAATGTGTATAAAAATTTATACGATACTATCGGTAATAATTTTCAAAACTTTTACACCCCAGAGGGTAGTATTCGTTCTTTATTTTGGAATATTGGCGCAACTGATAGAGCAAAAAGTGCCGCGGCAAACATTGCAGAGATGACCGATGAACAGCAAAAAGGACAAGACGCACTTGATGGATATAGTCAAAAACTTGAAGAAACAGGTGATTCACTTAGCGTTCTGAACGGTGGGACAAAAGACTACAGCAAATATATTAAACTTGTAAATGATGATATATTAAGTCAAGACGCCGTACTTTCATTATTGAAAGATGATAACATTACAACTTGGGAAGAGCTTGAAGCAGCGGCATCAAATTCTGTAAAAATGTCATCTAACAAAGTTAAAAAGTCATCAAGCTCTATTATCAGTGATAATGAAAACACACAGGGTGTACTTATCGGTTCAAAAGATAAATTCAATGAACTCGGCGATACAGTTCAAACATCAAGCTCAAAAAGTGCAGACAGTTTCAGTAAAAACACAAGTAAGATTACTTCTTCTACTAACTCGATGATTGGCAAAATGCAAAAAGCCTTAACACCTATCAAAAACGTGTTCTCTAATGCTTTTAGTCCGATTTATGACATTCTAAAAACTCCTCTTAACAATGCACTAACAGGACTTGAAAACTTTATAAACGGCTTTATTTCTGCAATCAATAAAATGTTGTCGGGTGTGGACACGGTTGCAAATTCGATAGGCAAGTTGTTTGGGCAGGAATGGCACGCAGGTCGGCTTAATAAGGTTACCTTGCCAAGGCTCGCCAAAGGCGGACTTGTCAAAGCACCGACACTTGCGGTAGTCGGAGATAACGCAGGAGCTAATTCGGGCAATCCGGAAGTTATTGCGCCTCTTAACAAGTTACAGGGTATGCTCGACAATTCGGGCGGTCAGGATACGGTAATTCTCGGCGAAATTCTGTCGTATCTTAAAAAGCTGTATGAGATGTTCGTAATATTCAGAAACAACGGCGGTAACTACTATCAGTTTGTCGCTGAAATTAACGGCAATGATATTTTTAACGAAATCGTAAAGCAAAACGAACTTTATAAAAACCGCCATAACGGCAAATCGGCATTTGCGTAAAGGAGGTGCAGTATGTCAAATTATAAAGGTTATTTACTAAAATTCGGAAATACCGAATTTCCTAATAACTATTTCGCTGAATATTCGTCAACACCTGATCAGCGTATGGACAACGATGCCGAGCGTGACGATAACGGCAGTTTACAGCGTTCAACACTGCCGACAGGTAAGACAAGCATTACTTTTTCTACCCACATTCTGCACTTGAACGAGAAAATCAATATGCAGAATATTATTAATTCTGCAATCGTGAACACAGTACAACGCAAATGCTATGTTACATATTGGAACGATGAAACAAACTCATATGACAGCGGATATTTCTATATTCCCGATATTGAGTTTTCGGTTATGGACGCAAGCAAGACCGATATTCTCTACAACCCGATAAGCATTGAGCTTATTGAGTATTAAGGGGGTGCGGTATGATAAATTTAACAGATGAGGTCAAAAAGCAACTGTTGAACGACAGCTTGCAAAGGGAAATAATTATCAGCTTTCATGACGAGGATATTCCCGACATCACGGGCGAGAATATTGTATCTGAAAGTCTTGAACTTACGCAGGCAATCAGTGACGGCAAGGAGTTTAAACTCGGCGGCTGTATTGCGGGTCAGCTTACTGTAAGAGTGATAAATGTTGACACAGAGCTCAACGGCAAACGCATTAAAGTTATAATGAAACAGTCATACAGCAAGGGGCTTTTATTTCCCTCGGATACAGTATTGCCGCGTGCAGATTTATATTGCGGTTATCAGTCTGGAGTTATTGAGGTGTCGCTATTCTGCGGTACTGTCAACAGCTCATCAAGACAGAAAAATAGGGCGGTAAAGGAAATTATCGCATATGACGATTTATACCTCGCTTCGCAAAAATACGCTTACAACTACTTTACAAGCCTTGCGATTTATTCGCCAAAAATAAGTTTATATGATTTGAGAGTATATCTCTGCGGCAGCTTTTTAAAGGATTATGATTACGAAAACGAATTTACAGGCTTTAATGACAGCAATAATCTGTCACTGAAATTGGATCTTGTAAAATCGGTTCTCAATGACAGAACCACAATAGCGGACTTGTTGAGCGCGTACTGCGAACTTAATGCTTGTTTTGCAATTATGAGCGGAGAGGGCAAGATAAAGTTTATTCAAATTCTAAATCCTAAAACCGAGGTCGTTGACAACTACAGCAACCTCGACTTTGAGGAATACACAACACGCAGTATTAATCTTATTAAGTTTAAGTACAACAAGGACAGCTATTTTTCGTACGGTCATACAGAAGAAGAAAAACAAAGTTGGTATATATCGGACAACATAATTACTGCTTGCTGTACAGACATTGCAGGTATTGTTACAAGTTTTAACGATAATAAAGGTAACAACTACATCTTTTACAATTTGTATGCTTACAGGCCTTTTAAAGCTGATGTTTACGGCAGGTGGTGGCTCGAATGTGGCGACAAGGTGAGCATAAAAACAGGCTTTACGGACACGGAAACGGTTGATAGCTTTGTTTTTGAGCGCACACTTAAAGGTACTAACGGAATGAGAGTTGGTATTACGGCGAATGGTACAGAATATTTAGGAAAGGATGAGATAAATGAGTTACAGCAAAATTAATTGGGTTGACGGAGCTGTTCCGGCGCTGAACGCAACAAACTTAAATCATATGGATGACGGTATCTACAACAACAGTGTGGACATAGCGCTTGCGGATGGCAACATCCACACGCTAAGCGAGAGAATAATTGCGATTAACACAGCCTTATCTGCAAAGGCAGATAAAACCGAGCTTGAAGATGAAATAACAGACATTGACGAAACAGTGACAATGAAGATTAATCTTAAAGCTGATAAGGCGAATACTCTTGCCGGTTACGGAATTACAGACGCTTACGATAAAACATATCTGAATAAGGCATTACTCCGTAAACTTGACGCAATGCCATTTGATACCGCACCTAAAGAGAATAGTCCTAACTATATCACAAGCGGTACCTTATATAACAGTGTTAATACTCTTAATCAAAGTATTGCAAAAAAATATGATAGCTCAAATATTGAGATCGGTACAGGAGAATTATCTCCGGCTCAAGCAATTTATGAGGGCTGTGCTGGAAGATTCGATTATGTGAAAAACGGCAATGTAGCTACAGTGTCAGTAAACATTACAAAACTTATTGCTAATAGAACGTATATTCAGTTGTCAGGCTTGCCTTTCCCAATAAAAGACGAAAGCAGTTTATCGAGTATTGCTGTATTCTCAACCACAAGTAAGTTGAGAAATATCCGTATTAAGGGATCATGGGTTTACATCACCTCACAAACGGATAAATTTACAGAGGATGAGATGATCAATTTTACAGTTACATATATCAGAAAGTAGGAGGTAACCATATGGAATTTAAAGAAAAAATTACGCTTGATATGCTTACAAAGGATAGTGTGAGTGTGTTAAGACAGAAGTTTATAACCCTTAACGGCGAAGATGTGCAGGTCGGCGGCAATGTTCGCAACGCTTACACAAATTGTGAAGATGACAAAAAAAATTTAAAAGAACAACTTTCAGAAGAATATTATAATGCGGTTATGGCAGTGTGGGAGGTATAAATATGTCAAAAATTACTTGTGTTGATATTTCGGAATTTCAGCAGAATATCGACTTCAACAAAATGAAAAATGACGGCATAAAAGCTGTAATAATAAGGGCTGGTTATGGCAGAGAAACATCACAAAAGGATACGATGTTTGAAAGTCATTACCGTAATGCTAAAGAGGCTGGACTTAAAATCGGTGCCTATTGGTACAGTTATGCTGATAGTGTCGATGATGCAGAAAAAGAAGCAAAAGCCTGCCTTGAGTGTGTTGAAAATAAATATTTCGATATGCCAATTTATTATGATTTGGAAGATAATTCAATTGTTAAACTCGGCAAAGCAAAACTTACAGAAATTGCGGAACGCTTTTGCGAAACAATCAAGAAAAGTAACTACAGAGCAGGTGTATATGCTAATCTGAATTGGTTTAATAATTATCTCGATTACGATAAATTAAAGAAAAAGTACAGTATCTGGCTTGCTCAATATAATTTCTCAAATGAACTAAAATGTGATATTTGGCAGAACAGCTCGACAGGCAAAATCAACGGCTATGGCGGAAATATTGATACTAATGTAATTTACAACGATAACATCTTCGGCAAATCTGAAACAAAGGTTAAAAAGCCAACGCTGACATATAGAGTCTTTGCAGACGGCAAGTGGTACAATGAGGTCAAGGGGTTATCAAATGTAGCAGGACGAAAGAAACAAGCTATTTCAGCCGTTGCAGTAAAAGTCAGCAAGGGCAACATCAAGTACAGAGTGCATTTGCTTAACGGAGATTGGTTACCTTGGGTTGACGGTTATGACATCAACGACAGCAACAATGGCTATGCAGGCATTAAAGGTAAAGTTATTGACGCTATACAGGTTGAGTTCAGCGGTGTGGGTGACTATAAAGCTACATACAGAGTGCGTAAGCAGCGTGCAGACTTCTGGGATTGGCAGCACAACACAGAAAAAGACAGCTCACAGGACGGTTACGCAGGACTTCTCGGCACTAAAATTGACGGCTTGCAGATTACTTTGACTTAATCAGGAGGTATAAAATGAAAGACAATATTATTCAGGCTACTGTATCAGTAGCTATCGGTGCATTGGCGGCATATTTCAATGTTTTGCTCGTACCGCTCACAATTCTTATCGTTGTAATGATAATAGATTATGCAACAGGAATGACATCGGCGTGGAAAAGCGGAAAACTTGAAAGCAAGACAGGCTTAATCGGCATATTAAAAAAAGTAAGCTACCTTGTGCTCGTTGCGGTTGGAGGTGTAGTAGACTATTTAATCTCGGCAGGCTTAGCCGCTGCGAATGTTGAAATAAGCATTACATACTGTTGCGGTCTTATCGTTTGTGTATGGCTCATCATCAACGAATTAATCTCAATCCTCGAAAATCTTGCCGAATTGGGCACACCAATTCCGAAATTTCTTGTAAATATCGTCCGCCGATTGAAAAATACAGTTGAAAACAAAACCGATACAGACACAAAAGAATAAGCATACATAAGTTTAGCCCCTCACTTATCATATGGTAGGCGAGGGGCTTTTACTGTGTAATTTACTGTGTAACTTTATTGATTTTAGCTGATATTGTTTGATACCGAAATTCACTCAAAAAGCAAAGGCTGAGTGGTTGAAAAACATAGCAAATAAGCTGATTTTTCAGTGTTTATCACAAAAAATAAGCACCCGATTGCTCGAGTGCTTTTGGCGGAGATGGAGAGATTTGAACTCTCGCGTCGGAGTTACCGACCTACTGGTGTTCGAAGCCAGACCCTTCAGCCACTTGGGTACATCTCCATATTAAATTATCGTACTCAACTATTATAACGGCTCAATTAAAAATTGTCAATACCTGTAACTAAATTATTATTTTATCATAAAATGAAATGAATAAGCAATACCGAATTATTTTTCGTAAGGCGGGTGATTTTATGGCTTTTGACACAAGAGAATTGTTTGCTCGGTTGTTAAAATGCGAAAGCGGAGGAGAGGGGATTGAAGGTATGCGTGCGGTTGCCTCTGTGATTATCAACAGGTCAACTGTTCCTTACGGGGAATTTGCACGGATAAGCAACGGTGGAGATGTGCGGGCAATCATTACACAGCCAAATCAGTTTACCTGCTTAAAGACTTCCGTAGGGGGTCAGTACAATTCGCAAAATGTGTATAATATTGTACCTGAAGATATACACTACGAAATTGCAGATTGGGCACTTGCAGGCAATACTGACAGCTCGGTCGGCAATTCTTTATTCTATTTTAATCCTTATTCCTCAACCTGTCCAAACTATTTTCCTACCAATATCGGCGTGATTTACAATCGTATCGGTAAACATTGTTTTTATTCTCCGACACAGGCTTACAAAAACACATAGGAGTGATTTGTTTTGGTAAATTACATCAACAATAAAAAGGCGCAGCAGCTCAACCCAAATACTCTGTATAATCTCGACACCAATCCCTCAGCCTGCAATAATTATAATTGTATAAACAACCAGATTCCAAATACCATACAGCAATACGGTTACGAAATTCCATCCATACTTGACCTGGCTACATTGGTTAGCCCCACAAGTCCGAATTATCAAAGTTTCAGTCCTGATCAACAGGCACTGAATAGAAGAAATCCTGCGTCGGGGCAGTCGATAAATCAACTTACACAGACAATCCCTGCCGAAAGTCAAAATAACGAAGTTGCAAATGATTTGGCGGTTCGTGAAATTCAGAACATAGATTCAACCCAGCCGTACAATCCCGAAGCATTGCCGACCCCCGCAATGATAAACGAACAGAATATGCAAAATATGCAAAACAATCAGACTGCAATGTCGACGGCAAGCCTTTTGACCGACATAAAAAATCCGTATGAGGTAACAGCCGAAAGTGTGCAATATCTAAACGGTTTTATACGCACTCAAATCGGAAGAAGAGTATCCATTGATTTTCTTGTGGGTTCAAATACAATTGTCACAAAATCAGGATATTTGCTCGGCGTTGCGGCAAACTATATTCTTATAAATGAGCTTGACACAAACGACCTTACAACCTGCGATTTTTACAATATTAAATTCATCAGATTTTATTTTAATTAAAATAAGATGCTTTTTCAAAAGTTGGGGTGAATATGGTTTAGCCGACTTTCGGTCGGACAACAAAGTTAAGAGAAAGAAAAATTTTCTGCCCGAAGTTAAAAGTTTGGTCAACCTTTTCAAAGGTTGTGGGTGTGGGCAACGCCCGCAAATAGTTTTCTTTTATACAATGTCTGACAGCCAAATGGCTTGCCGTTTGCGGCTTGAATACAATGGCGAGAGCCTTTTAATTGCGTAAGTAGGAATAAGTCAGAAAGATTATTTTATAAGTTTGTTGCCTGTAAACTACTTATACATTATAATAAAATGCCTACCATTCCGCTTTTCTTTTGCGTGAAAAGAAAAGCTCCAA